GTGTGGAATATTGCCAACAGATTACAAAATAGAAAATAATATATTTATAACTAAAGATAACTTTAAACCAACTATAATTCATGGCAATGGAAAAGCAGATATGAATTTTATATACAAACTAATATGATAAAAGAATACATAAACCATCCACAACATTACGGAGGCATAGATAACACTTTTGAACCTATCAAGGTAATAGAACACTATGAACTAAACTTTATGTTAGGTAATAGCATCAAATACATATTACGTGCAGGAAAAAAGGATGATAAAATACAAGACTTAGAAAAAGCACTATTCTACCTGCAAAGAGAAATAACAAATTTAAAAAATAAAAAATGAACACATTAAAAGAATTGCAAGAAAGCTATCAAAATACATCGGAGTGGAATGAAATGGTAAATGAAACATTTATCAATAAAACCAATGATATAAAAGAACTAAAGGCATTAAGAGATTTTGTAGAGCAAAATGCATTTGGATTCGGTGAAAGAGCATTCTATCAAATGTGGAGTATGATAATAGATGAAATGCCACAAACATTTAGCTTTTTAGAAATCGGAGTATTCAGAGGGCAAACATTAGCACTTATAAGAATGCTTGCGAACCTAAAAGGTAAAGAATGTAAAATAGTAGGTGTAACACCATTAGACACAACTGATGGGCATTGGGAATCTAATTATGCAGAAGATATAGACTTACTACACGCATCATTTAACCTTGAGCAACCTAAAATTATAAAAGGATTATCAACTGATGAAAAAATAATAAAACAAATAAAAAACTTTGATATAGTTTATATTGATGGTGGTCACGAATATGAAGTAGTGAAATCAGATTTAGAAAACTATTGTAACAAGGCAAAAAAATATTTAGTAATTGATGACTGTGCAAATAGATTTAACTTAAAATGGGGAATGTTTGCAGGAATAGAATCAGTAAGCAAAGCAGTTGATGAATACTTACCACCATTTACAGAAAACAATAACTTTACTTACATCTGTAACGTAATACATAATAGAATTTGGAAACGAAATAAATAAAAATAAAATGGGAAGACCAGTAGGAACTAAATATATCGAAACACCTGAAAAACTATACGAACTATTTGAAAAGTATAGAGAACAAACTAAATCTAATCCAAGAAAGAAGCACGTATTTGTAGGAAAGGATGGCAATAGTGATAACGAAAGACTTGAAAGACCACTAACAATGGAAGGATTTAGAGTATTTGCATTCAAAAGTGAAGGGTGCATAAAACACTACTTTGATAATACTGACAATAGATACAACGATTATTGTACAATCTGTTCGCACATTAAAGACTTAATACGTGCAGACCAAATCGAAGGTGGTATGGTAGGTCAGTATAATCCAAGCATAACACAAAGGTTAAATGGCTTAACTGATAAGTCAGAAGTAACAGTTAAAGAACAGGCACTTTTTCCCGATGACCAATTTTAGCGAGATGCTTGAAAACATTGGTATTCGCTCTACGACAAAATCGCATTTATGACATTCAAAAGAACTACTGCAATAAACAAACTTTTAAAACTTGAAAAACGAAAGAAAGTAATTCAAGGTGGCACAAGTGCAGGTAAAACATTTGGCATACTTCCGATATTGATAAGTCGTGCTGCAAAGCATCCTAACACCGAAATAAGTGTAGTAAGTGAAACAATACCACATTTAAGAAGGGGTGCGATAAAAGACTTTCTAAAGATAATGGATTGGACAGGTAGGTATCAAGAAGCGAATTGGAATAGAACATTGTTAACCTATAAGTTTGCCAATGGTTCTTATATCGAGTTCTTTAGTGCAGAACAAGAATCAAAGCTACGAGGTGCAAGAAGAAATGTGCTTTATATAAACGAGGCAAACAACATAAGTTTTGAAGCATACCATCAGTTAGCAATAAGAACAAGTGGCGATATATGGTTAGACTTTAATCCAACTGCTGAATTTTGGGCGCATACAGAAGTATTAAAAGATAATGATGCTGACCACATAATACTAACCTACAAAGATAACGAAGCACTACCTGACACAATTGTACAAGATATTGAACAAGCAAGGGAAAAAGCGCAATCAAGTTCATATTGGGCAAATTGGTGGAAAGTTTATGGATTGGGTCAAATCGGTTCTTTGCAAGGAGTTGTATTTGATAACTGGCAACAAGTAGCAAGAATACCAAGTGAAGCAAAGCTATTGGGTTACGGAATGGATTTTGGTTTCACCAATGACCCTACCACATTAGTAGCAGTTTATAAAATGGATAATCAATTATACTTTGATGAAATGTTGTATCGTACTAATATGACTAACACCGACATAGGAAACTTTATGAAGTCAGAAGGTATAGGCAGACCATACGAAATTATAGCAGATTCAGCAGAACCTAAATCAATTGAAGAATTAAGGCGACAAGGGTTTATGATTACACCTGCAACAAAAGGAGCAGATTCAATTAAAATAGGAATAGACATATTGAAAAGAGAACCATTCTTTGTAACTCAAAATTCAACTAACATAATCAAAGAGTTAAGAGCATACCAATGGGCAACTGATAGAGATGGAAAAGTGACAGGTAAACCTATTGAGCATTCAAACCATTCAATAGATGCAATGAGATATTTCGCTTTAAACAAATTGAATAACAGACCGAGTGGCAAGTATGCTACTTTTAAGATTTAGCAAAAAAGTAAAAAATTTATATATTAAAGAGAATGAAGTTTGAGAAAATAACCATTAGTCAGTTTATTAAATGCAAAACAATTGCAGAATTAGAAACAGACCCATTGAACCGAAACATTAAATTGTTAGCTGAATTAACTAACAAAACATTTGATGAAATAGAATCAATGCCAATTGAGGAATTAACGAAAGAATTAAAAGCATTTAGTGAAATAGAAAACCTAAATCCTAATGCAAAGGTTAAAATGGATTTTAAAGTTAAAGGCAGAAGGTTTAAATGTATTTGGCAAACGCAAAAATTAAAAGCAGCGCAGTACATTGATGCAACTTCTTTCTGCAAAGATGAGGCGAATATCATAAACAACATTCACAATATACTTGCAGCAATATGTGTTGAAAAGAATTGGTATGGTAAAATAAAGAAGTATGATGGCACGAATCATAAAGAGGTTGCAGACTTGTTTCTTAACCATATGAAAATTGAGCAGGCTTACCCTATCATGCTTTTTTTTTGCAGGTACTACAAGGAATTAGCAGACAATATCCTAATCTATTTGGAGGAGGAAGCAGTGAAAGCAATGGAGAAAGTGAAGCCAATATTGGACAAACATTCGAAACTAAATGGGGTTGGATTGTAGCTATAAACAACCTTGCAAACAATGATAGAAGCAAGTGGGAATACTACGAGGATATGAACATAATAGAGTTCTTAAACACATTAGTATTTTACAAGGATAAAAGTGAAGATGACAAAATAAAATGGCAAGCAGCGCAACGAACATAGGTAATAAGTATGGCAGTTCATTAGATACCTTTACAAAGGATTTAAAGAGTGGTGTTGATGCTGTGTTCTTAAATTTTGCAAATGGTTCAATAGATATAATGCGAGGTATTATAACACGCAAAGCACGAACTAAACAAGCGAGTACATTAGCATCAGACCTATCACCTAAACCAATTGCAAACGGAATCCAAATAGTAACTACTCAAAATTATTGGGAGTTTGTGGATGAAGGAGTAAAAGGTGTATTTAATAAAGGCAAAGCACCAAATAGCAGATTTAGTTTTAAGAATTTAGGAGTGCCAAAAGATATGCTTGAAAGTTTTAAGCAATACATAGCACGAACAGGAATGAAGACTGCAAAAATTGGAAACAAAAGAAAAAGTCTTTATAAAACTAATAAAAAAACAAAACAAAAAACTGCTAAAATGGATGTGATAGAACAAGCAGCAATGAGTTTAGCAGTAGCAACCAAGATAGGTGGAATAAAACCTATGAACTATGTTGAACCTGCTGTTGGTCCTAAAAGATTAAAGGTACTAAATAAAGCACTATCAAAAGAAATGGCAACAAAAATAAGATTAGCAATTATAAGATAATGGCAATAACAATTATCACATCACCAAATGCATTTATGGCAGCATTTAACCAAGTGCCATACACAGTTAGTTCAAACAACACTGCACAACCTAATTTCAACTTTATAGTTGATGTAAACCAAACAAGTGGAACTAATAACCCATTAGCGAGGTTAAAATATCCAGTGCAACCAAGTTCAGCACAATTACAATTTGACATCGGTAATGTACTTAAAAACTATGTTAGCTATGACTTTAATAATATAGTTGGTGATGTTGGAACAAATACAAATTCACGTTTAAAATACTTTGTTCAATTCAGAGAACTTTACGATGTAAGTGGTGTGCCAACTTTAAGCGGTGTTTTAGCAAGTAACCCAACAGCACCAAGCGCAACAATATTTAAATTTGCTGCAAATGCTATATTTGACTTTGAAGACTTTACACCAACTGCTTATAGAAATAAAGATGTAGCGACAATTGGTTATTTATCAAATTCAACAACAGAAAGAATAAACAGCAATGAGGAAAGGTTTTTATATTGGTTTGACCCTTTAAGGTTAGTTGTAACAATTAGATATGTTGATTCAAATAATATAAGTGAAGATGTATCTATAAGTTTAACAGCACAAGAACATTTATTTAGCACAAGAGCAGGTAAATACGCACAAGACGTAATAATAAATGCAGGTTTAGATTTAACAAATACTTATAAAGTGCAATTATTAGGGGTTACAGATAACGTATTAGCAACAAAAACATTTAGTTTAAACACCGAATGCAGCCAATACCCAACAGTAAGACTACATTGGTTAAATAAATTAGGTGGTTTTGATTCATTTAACTTTAATAAGAATCAAATAAATGCAATGGAGATAGAACGCAAGCAGTTTAAAGCACCATTACCAATAGGTTATAGTAAACAAGACAGGTTAAAAACAAACTATAACACTACTATTAATGATAGGATAAGTATAAATAGTGATTGGATAACCGAAGCAGAAAGCGAATTACTTGAAGAATTAGCGACATCACCTGTAATTTACTTGGAAAGAAGTGCAACGGATTTTGTAGCAGTAAACATAACCAACACAAGTTACGAAATAAAAACATTCTTAACAGACAGAAGATTGTTTAACGTATCATTTGACATAGAATATACTTACTCACGTTACAGACAATCGCTATAATGAATCAAAATAGATTAGTAATAAACCAAGTAGCAGGAGCGAACATAGTTGAATACGAACTTGACTTATACGATGATGTTCCTTTACCAATTAACAAAAGTATAATTGACATCCAAAACATAGCTGAAAGGAAAAGTGATTTTACAAAAACAATTACTTTACCCGGCACTCACAACAACAATGATATTTTTAGTAATATTTTTAATTTGGCAAGGTCAGTTGAGAATGCAAACAGTTATAACTTTGCGCCTGATTTTAATCCGAACCTTAAGGCAGATGCAATACTTTATAAGAATGGTATAGCAATGATACAAGGCTATTTGCAGTTAACTAATATCAA